TGATGCTGCCGGTGTCGTCCACGCCAATCCTTGTGGACGACACCGGCAGCATCATTGCCGGCCACGGGCGTCTACAGGCCGCTAGAAGGCTTCAAATGACCGAGGTGCCTGTGGTGGTAGCCTCGGGGTGGTCTGAGGCCCAGAAGCGGGCCTACGTCATCGCCGACAACAAGCTGGCGCTCAACGCTGGTTGGGACAACGAATTGCTGTCGCTGGAGTTGGCCGAACTCGATGGCCTGGGCTTCGACGTTGAACTGACGGGCTTTTCCGACGAGGAAATCAAAGCTCTGATGCCGGTGGAGGTGACCGAAGGGTTGACCGACCCGGACGATGCACCCGCCGTGCAGGAAAACCCGATCACCGTCCATGGTGACGTCTGGGTCATGGGCAAGCACCGTCTGCTGTGCGGCGACTCGACCAGCGTTGATGACTTGGCAAGGCTAACCAAGGGGATCTTGGTGGATATGTGGCTGACCGACCCGCCCTATAACGTGGCCTATGAGGGCGGAACAAAAGAAAAGCTGACCATCAAAAACGACTCGATGGGAGATGAACAATTTAGACAATTTCTGCGCGATGCTTACACGGCGGCTGACACAGTTATGAAACCCGGCGCGGTCTTTTATATCTGGCACGCGGACTCAGAGGGCTACAACTTCCGTGGCGCGGCCAAGGACGCCGGATGGACCGTGCGGCAGTGCCTGATCTGGAAGAAGTCCAGTATGGTGCTTGGCCGACAGGACTACCAGTGGAAACATGAGCCCTGCCTGTACGGCTGGAAGGACGGCGCAGGCCACCTGTGGGCCGCTGACCGCAAGCAGACCACCATCCTTGAATTCGACAAGCCAAGCCGCAATGGCGAGCATCCCACCATGAAGCCGGTGGCACTGTTTGAGTACCAACTGCTGAACAATACAAAGGGCGGCGATATCGTGCTCGACTCGTTCGGCGGCTCGGGCACAACTTTGATTGCCGCCGAAAAAAACGGTCGCACAGCCATGCTCATGGAACTCGACCCCAAATACTGCGACGTCATCATCAAGCGCTGGCAGGACTTCACCGGCCAGAAGGCTGTCCACGCAGATTCTGGTATGACTTTTGAAGAGGTAAGCAATGTCAACGCGCAAGCCTAAAGTTGAAACTTCGGCTTCAAAAAAGACGAATGGTCACGGAGGCGCTCGCCCAGGCGCTGGTCAGCCGCCGTTTCAGCCCACCGACGCCGAGCGCAAGCAGGTCGAGGCGCTGTCCGGCTACGGCCTGCCCATCGAGCAAATCGCAGTTCTCATACGCAACGGCATTGACGCTGACACCCTGCGCAAGCACTTCTCCCAGGAACTGATCTCGGGCAAGGCCAAGGCCAACGGGCAGGTCGGCAAGACCCTGTTTCAGAAGGTCATGGCAGGCGATACGACTGCTGCCATCTGGTGGTCCAAGACCCAAATGCGCTGGAAAGAAGTGCAGCAGCATGAGATCACTGGCGTTGACGGCGCACCGATTGAGTTCAAAAAAATTGAACGTGTCGTAGTCAAGAAGTGACCACCCTCCAGATCCAGACGCCCGAGTGGGCTCTGCCGCTGCTCAACCCAGCGCGCTACAAGGCCGCATACGGTGGACGTGGCAGTGGCAAGAGCCACACCTTCGCTGAGATGCTCATCGAGGCGCACATCATGGATCAGACCAGCCGGTCGGTCTGCGTGCGCGAGGTGCAGAAGTCCTTGAGCCAGTCAGTCAAGCGCCTGCTTGAACTGAAGATCGAGGCGCTCAATGCCGGCGCATATTTCGAGGTGCAGGAAGCCGTCATCAAATCCAAGCGCGGCGACGGCCTCATCATCTTTCAAGGAATGCAGAACCACACGGCTGACTCGATCAAGTCGCTGGAGGGCTACGACCGCGCTTGGGTCGAGGAAGCCCAGAGCCTCTCCCAGCGCAGCCTCGACTTGCTGCGTCCGACCATCCGCAAGCCCGGGAGCGAACTGTGGTTCACTTGGAACCCGTCGCAAGCCACCGACCCAGTAGACGTGCTCCTGCGCGGCGAGAAGCCGCCACCCGACGCCGTTGTGCTTGATGTCAACTACGACGATAACCCGTGGTTCCCCGACGTCCTGCGCGCCGAGATGGAGTACGACAGGGCACGCGACCCTGATAAATACGCTCACGTTTGGCGCGGCGCGTACCTACAGAACAGCAGCGCCCGCGTCTTCCGCAACTGGCGCGTCGAGGAGTTTGAGGCCCCCAAGGATGCAATCCACCGCCTCGGCGCAGACTGGGGCTTTGCAGCCGACCCGACCGTGCTTGTGCGCTGCCATATCGTCGGCAGGACGCTCTACATCGACCATGAGGCCTATATGGTCGGCTGCGAGATCACGAACACGCCTGACCTGTTTATGACCGTCCCAGAAGCCGAGAAATGGCCCCTGGTGGCCGACTCATCGCGCCCAGAGACCATCAGCCACATGCGCCGTCACGGCTTCCCGAAAATCATGGCCGCAGTCAAAGGCAAGAACAGCGTTGACGAGGGCATCGAGTGGCTGAAGTCCTACGACATCATCGTCCACCCTCGCTGCACGCACACGATTGACGAACTGACGTTCTACAGCTACAAGACAGATCCACTGACAGGAAAAGTCCTGCCGATCCTCAATGATGACAACAACCACGTCATCGACGCCCTGCGCTACGCCTGCGAAGGAGTCAGGCGTGCAGGCGCTGTCACACGGCAGGTGACATTCACGCCTATTCCAACGGTGAACCGTTGGTAGCATAATTCAGGGGCTGTTGCAATAGGGACAAAAGGATGCCACGAATCTCCAACACCCAACGCCTGCGCGACGTCCACGGCGAGGCACTGCGGCGATTCGACGCCATCCAGTCCGCTTTGCGTGACGAGCGGTTGCAATGCCTGCAAGACCGGCGCTTTTACTCAATCGCTGGCGCGCAGTGGGAAGGACCGCTGGAGCAGCAGTACGAGAACAAGCCGAAGTTTGAGGTTAACAAGATCGCGTTGGCCGTTCAGCGCCTCGTCAACGAGTACCGCAACAACCGCGTCACCGTCGACTTTGTGAGCAAGGACGGCTCACCGACCGCAATGGCCGACGTGTGCAACAAGCTGTTCCGCGCCGACGAGCAGGACAGCACGGCCAACGAGGCGTATGACAACGCTTTCGAGGAAGCCATCGGCGGTGGCTTTGGTGCATGGCGGTTGAAGGCGGTCTATGAGGATGACGAAGACCCCGACAACGACCACCAGCGCATCAGGATCGAGCCGATCTACGACGCCGATACCAGTGTTTTCTTCGACCTGCAAGCCAAGCGGCAGGATAAGGCCGACGCCACGCATGCGTTCGTGCTGTACAGCATCACCCGCGATGCGTACATCGACCAGTATGGCGATGATCCGACGACATGGCCGAAGGAATTCGATGAGACCCTGTTCGACTGGAACACGCCAGACGTCGTGTATATCGCTGAGTATTACTGCATCGAAGAGGTCAACGAAAAGCAGTTCGTCTACCGTGCGCTTGATGGCTCGGAGGACAAATACCTAGCATCTGACTTTGAGAAAGACCCAGAGCTAGAGCAGATGCTTGCAGCCATTGGCAGCGAAGTCGTGCGTGAGCGCACCATCAAGCGCAAGCGAGTGCGCAAGTACCTGATGAGCGGTGGCAAAGTCCTCGAGGACCACGGCTATATCGCCGGCAAGTGCATCCCAATCGTGCCGGTGTATGGCAAGCGCTGGTTTGTGGATAACGTCGAGCGGTGCATGGGCATCGTGCGGCTGGCAAAGGATGCGCAGCGGCTGAAGAACATGCAACTCAGCAAGTTGGGTGAAATCTCCGCGCTGTCGAGCATCGAAAAGCCGATCATGACGCCCGAGCAGGTTGCCGGCCATCAGGTGATGTGGTCAGAAGACAATCTGAAGAACTACCCTTACCTGCTGATCAATCCTGTGACCGGGCCAGATGGCTCGATGCAGATTTCTGGGCCGACGGCTTACACCAAGTCGCCCGTTGTCCCGCCAGCAATGGCCGCTCTGCTGCAAGTCACAGAGCAGGACATGAACGACATCCTGGGCAACCAGCAGGAAGGCGACAAGATCGTCTCCAACATTAGCGGCGATGCAATGGAGATGGTCCAGCAACGGCTGGCATCCCAGGCGTTCCTGTATATCAGCAACTACGCCAAGGCCGTGCAGCGCTGCGGCGAGATCTGGCTGTCAATGGCGAAGGACATTTACGTCGAGCCAAAGCGGAAAATGAAGGGTCTCAACGAGCAAGGCAAGGCCGATACCATCGAACTGCTCAAGCCGACGATGGGTGAAAACGGCGAGGTTGAGTACGAGAACGACCTTTCAAGCGCTGATTTCGATGTCGTCGCAGACGTCGGCCCGTCGTTTGCCACGCAACGTGCGGCCACCCGGCGCTCCTTGCTTGGCATGATGCAATTCGCATCCAGCGATCCGCAGACGCAAAAGATCCTGCTGGCCACGCTCATGCAAAACTTGGAAGGCGACGGCGTGCAGGAAGTCGCTGACTTCATGCGCCGCGAGTTGGTCACGGCGGGTGTTGTCAAGCCCACCGACGAGGAAGCCGCCGCACTGGCCCAGGCCGCGCAGAACCAGCAGCCTGATCCGAACGTTCTGTACATCCAGGCCGTGTCCGAGAAAGAACGCGCTCAGGCGCAGAAGGCCCAGGCCGACAGCGTAAACGCGCTGGCCGACGCGCAGTTGAAGCGCGCGAAGGTGCAGGAGACGTTGGCGAAGATGAGTCTGGCCGATCGACGGATCGTGCTGGACACGATGATGGCAATGACTGAAATGGGAGCGCAAAGTGGCAACGCAGTTCAGTGACCCGGCACTCGGAGGCACCTCCGGGTTCGCCTCGCAGTACACCCCGATTCAATTTGCACCGCTGGTCTCGTTGACCGGGCCGATCCAGGGGCCGGCAACGCCGACGGCTACCGCGCCAGCCGCGCCGACGGCTCAGCCCTTGCGCCTGCCGATGATGGGCGGCATGGCCGAGATGCCGGATAACGCTTACATGACGGGCGAAGCGCGGACTGGCGAACCTGGAGCGGGTTTCAGCAACCCATTTGCCGGAAAAAGTGGATCTGAAATTGGCGCAAAGGCGCTGGATGCCTTGTCATTTCTAAGCAGTCCGCTGAGCTTTGCCGCCGGATACATGGCCACCGGTAAGACGCCGAGCGAAAGTATGGCTGGATTCCTTGGGGGCGGCGCACAGGGGCAGCAAGCTCAGCAGGGGCAAGGATTGTTTAGCGGGTTGCAAAATCGTCTGTTTGGGCAACAGCAGCAGTCGGTTCCGCTTGGCTCAATGGCTTCCAATATTGATTCTCGTGCGGGCATAAGTTCTTTCGAAAACGCCTACAACCTTGGCGTTCAGTACGGTTTGGGAGAGGAGGCGTCCATTGCCGCAGGGTCGGCGGCGGCAAGTTTGGTTGCGCAAGGCGTTGACCCGACTACTGCCGTGACGCTTGCAATGCAAAACGCAAGCATGGCAGCGGCGCAAATGGATATGGCTGGCAGTCCGTTTGGTCAGCCTGCAACGCAAGGCGCTGCACCGCAAGGCATTCCTAGTTTCGGTCAACTGACGCCTAATTTCCTCACAGAGTACGGCACTCCCATTGCGGCTGGACCCGCGCAGACGTTTGGAATTGGGCGGGGCGGCCAAATAGCCAGCACCCCGATTTCTGGCGGCGAATCAACGGGGGGCTATGGCCAGGGCGGCTTTACGGGCGGCGGCTGGTCGCCTGGAGACGTGGCAGGCGCTTACTCGGACGTTACCGGATACGAATGATCCCCCCAAGGCAACCGGCCAGCCTCCAATGGCCGAGATGGAGCATCAATGAACGAAGCAGTCGAAGAGGAAGTCCAAGCACCCGAACTGGAGGCCGAGCAGCCAGAAACGCCACCAGAGGCCGAGGCCGCACCGGAGCCGGAAGAGGTCGTCATCACGATTGGCGACGAGCAGCCGGCGCAGGAGGAAGAGCAGGCCCCCGAGTGGGTGCGTGACCTGCGGAAGAAAAACCGCGAGGATCAGCGGCGCATCCGTGAACTGGAGGCTAAGCTCCAGCAGGTGCAATCGCCCCAGATGGCGGTGCCGAAACTCGGCGCGAAGCCAAAACTGGAGGACTTCGACTACGACTCCAGCAAGTACGAGGCGGCGCTGGACAACTGGTTCGGCCAGAAGCGGCAGGTCGAGGAATTTCAGTCGCGCGTCAAGCATGCCGAGCAGCAGCAGATGCGCCAGTGGCAAGAGAAACTGGAGGGCTACGCTGCGGCCAAACAGTCGCTGAAGGTGCGCGACTACGAGGACGCCGAATCTACGGTGCAGGAGGCGCTGAACACCGTCCAGCAGGGCGTGCTACTGCAAGGCGCGGACAACCCGGCGATGGTCGTGTACGCGCTGGGCAAGAATCCGAGCAAGGCCAAGGAACTCGCAACTATTTCTGACCCTGTGAAATTTGCATTCGCTGTGGCGAAACTGGAGGCGCAATTGAAAGTCCAACCCCGCAAGACCCCGCCGCCACCCGAGTCCAGCGTGCGCAGCACCACCTCGATCAGCGGTGCGGTTGATTCGCATCTGGAGCGCCTTCGTTCTGAGGCAGAGCGCACGGGCGATATGTCCAAGGTGATTGCGTACCGGCGGCAACTGCGCAACAAGGAAGCCGCACGACGCTAGACAAATTCCCGCAATGGTGTATATTCCGCACCAAGCGCGGGTCTCGCCAGCCAGAAGTCGGCAGTAGCGCATCGAACGAGCGTCCGCCGGCTCTGACTGGTGAGTATCAGGCGCGGCCCTAGCCGCATCAGTCACTCATTGATCTTAGGAGCCAATCATGGCCAATGCTTTTTCCAAGGAAGAGCGCGTAGCGTTCGAAGACCTGCTTGAGGGCTTCAACGACGCGCTGGTGCTGTCTCGCAACGTCAGCATCTACCGCACCGAAAGTCAGATGATGGAGCGTGCGCGCAACACCATCTGGCGTCCGCAGCCGTACATCGCCACCTCGATCTCCTCGACCCCGGGCACCTCCATCGCCTCGGACTATCAGGACTTCACGCAGTTGGCCGTGCCCGCCACGCTGGGCTTCAGCAAGACCGTGCCGTGGACGATGACCACGCTGGAACTGCGCGATGCTCTGCAAGAAGGTCGCCTGGGCGATGCCGCCAAGCAGCGTCTGGCCTCGGACATCAACGTCGCGATCATGAACGTCGCTGCCAACCAGGGCACGCTGGTCGTTCCGATCAACGGCGCTGCTGGCGACTACGACGACGTTGCTCTGTGCGACTCGATCATGAACGAGCAAGGCGTTCCGACCGAGAACCGTTACATGGCCCTGTCGAGCCGCGACTACAACGGTCTGGCTGGTAATCTGGCTGTTGCAACCCGCTCGTTCGGGAACAACAAGTCTGACAAGGCCTACGAGCGTTCGTATGTCGGCATGGTGGCTGGTTTCGAGACCTACAAGCTCGACTACGCCAATCGCATCACCGCCCAGACCGCTACCGTCACCATCGCCACCAACGGCGCACAGGTGCGGTACGTCCCGGCAGCGACGTCGAACTCGGTCGGCGGTCAAATCAACGTGGACAATCGCTACCAGACCGTGACGGTCTCCACGACGTCTGGTGTGAATGCAGGCGACTGCTTCACCATCGCGGGCATCGAGGCTGTCCATCACATCACGAAGCAGTCGACGGGGCAACTCAAGACCTTCCGTGTGATCTCGGTCGACAGCGGCACCACGATGACGATCAGCCCCCCGATGATCGGCGCGAACTCGTCCCCGACGGACGCCGAGCTTCAGTACAAGAACATCAACGTGGCCAGCGTCTCTGGCACCGCGTCGATCACTTGGCTGAACATCGACGCTGCTCCGATCAACGTGTTCTGGCAGCGCGACGCTCTGGAACTCCTGCCGGGCCGCTACGCCGTCCCGACCGATGCCGGCACCGCAGTGATGCGCGCCAGCACCGACCAGGGCATCGAACTGGTGATGCAGAAGTTCTACGACATCGACAGCATGACGATCAAGTATCGTCTGGATACGCTGTTCGGTGTGGTGAACAAGCAGCCGGAAATGAGCGGCATCCTGCTGTTCAATCAGGTTCCCTGATCACTGAGGTAGTGGTATAAGGACAGGGGCTGCGGCCCCTGTTTTTCCAAGGAGAATCTGATGCCTCTGAAGAAGGGTTATTCTCAGAAGTCGATCAGCAGCAACATCTCCAAGGAGATGAAGTCTGGCATGCCGCAAAAGCAGGCCGTCGCTGTGGCACTGAGTACCGCACGCAGGGCCGCGATGAAGGCCGGCAAGCCGAGCAAAGCACCTCCCAAGAAATGACCGATTTCCCCATCCACGTCTATCGCAGTCCGGGCAACTACGAGTTTCTCGGGCGTCGGTACAAGATAGCCTCTGCAAGCGACCAGGACGACCTACAGGCGTATCTGGATGCTGGGTGGCATCTGACTATGCAGCAGGCGTTTGACGCGGCTGGAGAGGCCGCAAAGACCGTCCGGCGCGTGGCAGACTGGAGGGCGATCAAAAGTGCGAAGCAGAAGAAACGCAAAAACTTCAAGGCTTCGCGGGTGGCCGCTGCGACGCCCCCTGTACTGGAGGCCCCTGCTGTCGAGGTGCTGGAGGATAATGCGCCTGTCACCAGAGCAGAACTGGAGACAAAGGCCAGAGAACTCGGCATCAAGTTCGATGGCCGCACCGGCGACAAAACCCTGCTTGCCAGAATCGAATCTGCGCTGAAGGAAGTCTGAACATGGGATACAGCAAACGCCAGTTCGTCGAAGCCGCGTTTGCCGAAATCGGCATGGCGGGCTATGTGTTCGACCTCCAGCCGCAAGATCTGGATCAGGCCCTGCGCCGCCTGGACGCCATGATGGCCGAGTGGAACGCCAAGGGCATCCGCCTGGGCTATCCGCTGCCGTCGAGCCCGCAGTTCAGCGACATCAATGCCGCCTCCGACGTGCCTGACAGCGCCAACGAGGCGATCATCACGAACCTGGGTATCCGGCTGGCGGCGAGCTACGGGAAAGCCATCATGCCGCAGACGATGATGGTGGCCAAGCAGGCGTACAACACGCTGCTTTCGCGAGCCACTGCGCCGATTCCGCAGCAGTTGCCGAGCACGATGCCCGCAGGCGCAGGCACGAAGCCCTGGCGCGTGTACGACAATCCGTTCATTCGCCCGCCGGTCGATCCTGTGCTATCAGGCCCGGATGGCGTCATCGAGTACTACTGAGGCCGCATCATGCCGCAGATCAATCAGCTTCCGCTTCAGACGCAGGTCACTGGCGGCGATCAGTTCCCGATTTACGCGCCCAGCACTGGTGACGCTCGTCGCCTACCGGTTTCGGCTCTGCTGGCGTATTTCCAAGAGCAGTTTGCTGCGCCTACGGTCGCGACAAACATCTACGTCCCGACGACGGGCTTCTCAATCGCCGTCCCAACGCCGGTATCGGAGCAGCAGTGGATGCTGCTTCAGCCCGCCGGCACGCTGGCCAGTGGCACCATCACGCTGCCGCTGAACACGGCCACGCCTGATGGCACTGAGGTGCTGATCACCAGCACGCAGATCGTGACGTCGTTTACGCTGTCGCTCAATGGCGCAAGTGCTGCCAATGGCGCACCGACTGCGCTGACCGCAAACGGCTTCTACCGCATGCGCTTCGTGCAGGCGCAGAACTCTTGGTATCGGATCGGATAACCCATGGCAGCAGCAACCGAAACCTTCTGTCCAGCATACGGCACCGGAGTAACGGTTGCTCCGGGGGCGACTTCGGCCTATTCGACCCTGACTGGCGCTGGGCCGTCTATTGTTCTGACAAATCTCAGCGACAGTGTGACGGCCTACATTCGGACTGGAGTTGATTCTGCTGTGGCTACGACTGCCGACTATCCTGTGCTGCCCAATACTCAAGTCTCGCTGTCAAAGGGGCGGTTTGAGAACGTTGTGGCGTACATCACTGCGTCTGGCACAGGTTCGCTTCACATCATGTCAGGCAAGGGAATTTAATGCTTGCCCGCAACAGAACGCGCTCAAGGTTTCGGCACTTTAGGCGAACTGTTGCGCCAGCACCTCCGACAACGTTTAATGTCAAGGACAGTGCCGGGAACACATACGTTGTGCCGCTGACAGTGCTTTCTAGCACTGGCGCGTCCTACACCATCACAACTACGGTGCTGTCAAGTAACGGCACCCCATATGTGGTCTGACCATGGC